TGGCCTTGGGAACATGGCGCTACAAAGCGCAAATGTCACCAGCGTTTCCAACAATCAACTATTCCAGTATTCAGCCAGTGAGTCTGCATGGAAGAACGTAGACCCCGGCAATGTGACTGTAGGCACGGCAAATGTAGCTGTGGCGATTCAAGGTGGTGCTGGGAACCAGATTGCCTATCAGACGGCTTCTAACGCCACGAGCTTCATTACGGCGCCTGTATCTGCCAACACCTTCCTGAAGTGGACTGGCAGCTCATTCTCGTGGGATAACGCTGCATCGACGGCTGTGACTAGCGTAGATGTCAACGGGGGCACGACGGGACTGACCTTTACTGGTGGCCCTGTAACTTCTACGGGCAACATCACGATGAGTGGTGTGCTTGGGGTGTCTGCAGGTGGTACTGGATCAAACGCTGCCCCGACTGATGGTCAGTTGTTGATTGGTAATAACGTAGGCTTTACGCTGGCGACAATCACTGCTGGTTCCAACATAAACATCACAAATGGCCCCGGGACTATTACCATATCGTCTACAGGGGGCGGTGGATCAAACGTCAGTGCAAACACAGCGTATGCCTACGCTTGGTTTATTTCTTGAGGAAAAGATATGTTAGTCCTTGACGCAACCACAAAGTCGATTGTAGTCGCCATGTCTGGTTCGGCTGCTACGACGAACCCAGACTTTACGGCAGCCTACGCAGACAACAATGGTACGGCATTTACTGAGGGTGCCAATGATGGCGCGTTAAATGGTACGAGCAGTGTCACGATTGTTGCGGCTCCTGCAGCTTCTACTCGTCGGACAATCAAGTCTATTACGATTGAGAATAGGGATACAGCGGCGATTACGTTCACGTTGAGCTACAACAACAACAGCACATTGAGGACGATTGCTCAAGTGACTTTGCAGGTTGGCGATACTTGGACGACTGACGGCACGTATGACACGAATGGAAACCTAAAAAGTGTTGCCGGGACTGTTCCTGTGGCAAACATTGTGAACGGGTCACAGGGACAAGTTTTGATTGCAGGCGCGACTTACCCTGCATGGGGATCTATTTCTGGCGGTACATTTTAAGAGGTAAGACATGGCACAGGCTAATTTCACACCAGTTTCGCTGTACTACAGCACGAATGTAGCAGCCGTACCGTCAGCAGCGAATCTGACGTATGGTGAGCTTGCGATCAACATTGTTTCTGGCACGTTGTACTTCAAGGACAGCAACAACACTGTTCAGGTAATTGCCAGCAAGACGGCTGCAAATGGAGTTAGCTCCATCAGCTTTGGTTCTACTGGATTGACGCCCAGCACGGCTTCTAATGGGGCTGTAACGGTTGCTGGCACAGTGACCATAGCAAGTGGTGGAACCGGACAAAATACTGCGGCTGCTGCGTTCAATGCTCTGTCTCCAATTACCACGACAGGTGATCTGATCATTGGTAATGGATCAAACAGCGCAACTCGTTTGGCAATCGGACAAAGCACTTACGTTCTGACATCCAACGGAACAACAGCAACTTGGCAGGCACCAGCATCTGGCGGCATTTCCACAGGGAAAAGCATAGCTATGGCGCTTATCTTTGGGTTCTGATGCTAACCTGATAACACCATATTTTAAGGAGTAATTAAACGTGGCTAATCCGAATATTGTTAACGTAACGCAAATCTACGGGCAGACAAACTTCCTGACGCCTGCAAACACATCTAGCCTTGTTCTGATTGCGAACGCAGCTGGATCAAGCAACGTGTTTAAGGTTGATCAGGTGGTGGCTGCTAATCAGACCAACACTGCTGCAAACGTGACTGTTGCCATTTACAGTAATGGTGCGGTGACTAGCGGAAACGTGGCTTCTGGTGGCACAAGCTTCCCAATCGCCTCAAACATTTCTGTTCCTGCTTTCGCTTCTTTGATTGTCATGGACAAGACGACTGCAACGTATCTGACAGAAGATCGTTCAATCGTTGTGTCTACTGGCACAAACAGCGCAATCACTTTCTCAGTCAGCTACGAACAGATCAGCTCGTAAGGGTAGAACATGGCACTTCACGGGTATCCCGGCAACATTATCAGCGCGAGTTCTCCGCTGTATACGCCCGGCTTTGCTTCGGGTATCTGGAATCTTGGCAGTTGGCCTAGAGGGGTGACTGTTGTTCAGACCTTTACTGCATCTGGCTACTGGACTGCTCCCGCTGGTGTGACGGCGGTAGACTATTTGGTGGTGGCTGGTGGGGGTGGCGGAGGCTATGACAGAGGTGGTGGCGGCGGTGCTGGCGGGTTTAGAACAGGTACCTCATTTCCAGTAACTCCCGGTTCTACTTACGCAATAACTGTAGGTGCTGGTAGTGCAGGTGCTACTGGTCAAGCCGCGCAAGGATCCAATGGGGCAAATTCCACTTTTAGCACAATAACATCAAATGGAGGCGGCGGCGGTGGATGTGCTGATAATGCGGTAGCTGGTAGAGCTGGCGGTAGTGGAGGTGGAAGCGCTTCAGCTTCTGGCGCTACAAATCCTGCTGGAGGTGCTGGAAACACCCCGGCTACCACACCAAGCCAAGGAAATAATGGTGGTGCAGGCATATATAGCGCACCTAATTATGGAGGCGGCGGCGGAGGCGGGGCGGCTCAAGCGGGTGTTGCTGGAACATCTACAGTAGGTGGCAATGGCGGCAACGGAACTGCGTCTACAATATCTGGCGCTTCTGTAACTTATGCAGGTGGCGGAGGTGCTGGCACTTACAACGGCGGCACAGTAGGTATAGGAGGCGCTGGTGGCGGAGGCAACGGAAAAACTTCTGGTCAAGGAAATGGTGATAATGGCACCACAAATACTGGAGGCGGCGGTGGTGGTGGTAGCGGTCAGCCAGCGCCCGGCAATGGCGGCGCAGGCGGCTCTGGCATTGTCATTATCCGCTACATAGCCCCATCACAAAGCACATACATCTTTACCTCTACCCAGCAGTGGGTAGCTCCTGTCGGCGTGACAAGTGTTGACTACCTTGTTGTTGCTGGCGGTGGCGGCGGTGGAAGCGGCCCACAAGAAACTGGAGGTGGAGGTGGTGCTGGCGGTTTTAGAGCTGGCGCTGGTTTATCTGTTACCGCTGGGACTACATACACAGTTACTATCGGCGCAGGTGGTTCTGCCCCATCATCAAGTCGTGGGTCAACTGGCAGTAATTCTATATTTAGCACCATCACATCAAACGGTGGAGGTGGTGGAGGCCGACACCCAAATCCAAATGGCCTTAGCGGCGGTTCTGGCGGTGGAAGCACTACATCTACTGGCGTTGGTGCCGCTGGTAATACTCCATCCACAAGCCCATCACAAGGAAATAATGGAGGGAGTGGCGCAGGCCAAGTGGGGATAACTGAAAACAGTGGCGGCGGTGGTGGCGGTGCCAGTGCGGTTGGAGCAGATGGAGGAGGCGGCCCAAACTACAACGGAGGCAATGGCGGCGCTGGAACAGCATCATCAATTAGCGGGGCTAGTGTTACTTATGCTGGCGGTGGTGGTGGCGGAAGCACAAGCGAATCTGGAACAAGAAGCACCGGGGGCGCTGGAGGCGGAGGCGCTGGTAATTTTGGTGCAGGTAAAGCTGCTGACGCTGGTAGCGAAAATACTGGAGGCGGCGGAGGCGGCGCAGAAGGTGCTGGCGGCGCAGGCGGATCAGGTATCGTCATCATCAGAGTAAATCAATAAGGTAAGACATGAGTGATTATCCCGGCAGAATAATGACGAAGGCTCCTCGGCTGCCGAGCACGACGCAGGCATCGGGGATATGGACGCTACAGCAGGCATTGCAGGCTATCAAGGCAGGCGTATGGCCCGGCATACCTACGAACACTGTTGTTCTATCTTTCACTTCCTCTGGCTCGTGGACATGCCCGGATGGTGTGTCGCAGGTGGATTATCTTGTAGTTGGCGGTGGCGCTGGAGCTGGCTTTAGGTCTGGAGGTGGTGGCGGTGCTGGTGGGTTTCGAACAGGCACAGGTTTCCCAGTTATTCCCGGTACTACTTATACGATTACTGTAGGTTCTGGTGGTGTTGGCGGAGTAAGTGGTACTCCCGGTTCAAATGGCGGCAACTCTATTTTTTCTACTGTAACCAGTAATGGCGGTGGCTTTGGTAGGTCTATACCTAGCGGTGCAGGAACTGATGGAGCATCTGGTGGAGGTGGGCGTGGAAATAGTGCCGGAGGAAATGGAAATACTCCTTCAACATCTCCATCTCAAGGAAATAGTGGCGGCAGTGGCAGCACCGACAATGTAACATACACAGTTGCTGGTGGCGGCGGAGGGGCTGGCGCTGTTGGTTCAAATGGAACATCGAGCGGTGGCGGTAATGGAGGTAATGGCACAGCTTCTTCAATAACGGGGGCATCTACGACTTACGCTGGCGGCGGCGGTGGTGGTGGCGATGCTTCTGCAAGCAAACCAGCTGGTATTGGCGGGGCAGGTGGCGGTGGTAACGCTGTAAATAACGACACGGCTGGCTCAAACGGAACCGTAAATACCGGCGGGGGCGGAGGTGGTGGTGGTAATACGTCTACCGGTGGCAACGGCGGTTCAGGCGGCAGCGGCATTGTCATTATCAAATACCTAGCCCCACAGACAGCCGTACTGACGTTTAATGCTTCTGGCTCGTGGACTGTTCCTCCGGGCGTGACAAGTGTGGACTACCTTGTTGTTGCTGGTGGAGGTGGTGGTGGAGCTAACCACGGAGGCGGTGCAGGGGCAGGGGGATATAGAACTGGCGCTTCGTTCCCGGTTGTTGGAGGGCAAAGTTATTCTGTAACTGTTGGTGCTGGTGGTGCTGGCGGGGCTAGTACAGGAGCAAATGGAGGAAACTCTTCGTTTAGCACCATAACATCTAATGGTGGTGGCGGCGGTTCAAGTGGTGGAGCAAACGATGCTAGGTCTGGAGGTTCTGGCGGAGGGGGGAACTCTGGAAATTCTGGAGGCGCTGGGAACACCCCAGCTACATCGCCAGCACAAGGTAATAATGGTGGCGGTTCAGTAAATGTTACAAACCAAGCTGGCGGTGGTGGCGGTGGTGGCGGCGCAGTTGGAGAAAATGGCGCTGATAACAAAGGCGGTAATGGTGGAATAGGCGGTGCGTCAACAATTACCGGAGTTTCGGCGTTTTACGCTGGCGGCGGAGGCGGTGGAACTCGTTTTACTGGAACAGTTGGAATTGGTGGAGCAGGTGGCGGTGGTAATGGGGCGGCTGCTTCTGGCCCTAATGCTGTCGCGGGTTCTAGCGCCACAACAAACACCGGTGGTGGCGGAGGTGGAGGTTCTGGTTTTAGCGGTAATGGCGGTTCCGGCGGTTCAGGCATAGTTATCCTAAAACTAAACTCATAAAGGGAGAGTGAGAGTGGAGAAGAAAGTTTACATGCTCGTAGGTATTGATACAGCGATGCACCTGCTACGTCCGGGTGCGCGTTGGGAGATCACCAACAACTTCTTCAGCCTGTGGGATGACCCGCGTCCATGTCCTACGATGGAAGAGGTGCATGAGACTATGGAGAAGATCAAAGCCTTCGAGGACAGCATCAACACCATCTGGACACAGCAGCAACTGGATGAACTGCTCGGTCGTCAGCGTGAGTTTGACAAGGCGGTGGCATGAACATCCACAACCTTTTCCCGCTGCCTATAGGCTTTTTCCGTCTTGGTCGTGATCTGACGAAGACAGAGCTTGACTTTG